TTAATTCTAAGTATAATAAACTAGACGAATCTCAATCTGCAATACTTAGAGAATACATAAACAACATTTCAAACACAGAAACTCTTAGAAAAAAGCTACAGAAGATTGTTGCAGAACAATTAAAACAATTAAGTAGAGACTTAAATAAGGTAGAAGATAGTGTTGTTAAAATAAAACTTAAGGAAGTTGCAAAACTTCTAAAAGTATCTATTGTAGGTAAAAGAAAAATAGACGAGAAAAAAATACTTAATGTACTTAGATTATCTGAACTTGTAAGTGAGGTAAAAAATGTCGTTAGATAAGACTATTGATGAACTGGTAGACTTATTTCTAGATGAAGAGTTAGATGAAATAAGTACTACTGCTGGTGTACCTGGATATAATTCACCATACGCCTTTTCAGGAGGACTTCCTAAATATGAAAAAAGAAGAAAGAAAAGTGCAACAGCTGCAGGATATAAATTAGCCAAAAAGAAAAAGAAACCGGTTTTTTACGGTGCAAAATACAAAAAAACAAAACCTTTGGGAGAAGCTATGAAACATTCAGAAATAATTTCAGAAATATTTGGATTAAATTACCCTTCGTTTAAAAAGGATGATACAAAAAATGCTAGACAAAAGGTTAACGGAGCTATTAAAGAAATAAACAAAAGACTTTTTGAGATAGAGCGAATAATAGGTAGAGCTACTAAACTTAAAAAAGAAGCTGGTGTTTCTAAAGATAACTATTGGAAGTCAAGCACTCCTAGAATGAGAAAGATAGCTGAGAGGCTAATAAAAGTATCACAAAAGCTTAGGGAACTATCAGCATAATGAGTGATAAAAAGTACATAAAAGAAGAGCTATCTAAAGAAGATATAAAGGATATAAGAAAGGCTATCAGAATAGAAATAGCTAAAATATTCTTTGACTTATATAGAAAGCGAGGCACTTGGTACGGAGTTTAGGAGAATATAATGTATAATTTTACATGGCAAATCTGGAGTAATAGACCAGAAAATAAAAAGCTAATTTCAGAAAATATGGAAAAAGCTAAAAAGAAGTTTAATAGAGAAAAGTTTTTGTGGGAAGAAAGAACTAGACACCTACAAAATCAACATCGAGTTACAAACAAATAAGAGGAGATAATATATGTCTTATGTAGGAAAAACAACTTTAAAAGGATACTTCAACGCTGGAGATGTCCCAACTGAATCAAACTTTCAAGATTTAATAGATTCTTGTCACCAAGGTCATGGTTCGTTTCAATTGGTTGCCTCAGAATCTGCAGACACTGCAATAACTGGTGATGGAGATGCAACAGGAGGAATAGTTCATCTAGCAGATCAGGGTACTGCTGAAGACCACTTCATATTAAAATTGCCTGAAGCTTCTACAAATAATATTGGTTTAAGCTATAAGGTTATTATAGGAAACAATGCTACTAATGTTAGAATAGGACCAGATGGAACTACAACAAAACTTACAGGTAGTCTTAATATTGCTTGTGATGTAGCAGCAAAAGCACTATATAAACCGGCTATTCCTGGAGCAACTCACGTTTCTCTTTCAGTTGCAGAAGCAGGTAAAGGTGGAGCTACTGGTTCTGTAATAGAGTTCTTCTATAATTCAGCGACAGGAGTAAATGTATTTGGTACAGTACTTACGGATAACGCATCACCAACAGGAGCAGATTTATTTGGAACAGGTGATATAGGATAATAAAACTATTGGAGTAATTTAATATGACTAATAAACAATTATTGATAGATTATACACTTTTCGATGTTTCTCCTCAGATGATAACTGAATCAGAAGCTCAAAATAATGGAAGAGTTGTTGTACAAGGAGTTCTACAAAGAGCTGGTGCAAAGAATCAAAATGGTAGAATATATCCAAAAGACATTCTTATGCGAGAAGTGAAATCATATAAGAAGGTTCAAATAGCTGAAAAAAGAGCTTTAGGTGAATTAGACCATCCAGAGTCTTCAGTTGTTAACTTACAAAATGTTTCACATAATGTATTAGATGCATATTTTCAAGGTGATGATGTTGTAGGAAAAGTTGAAATATTAGATACTCCTGCAGGAAAGATATTAAAAGAATTACTAAAGGCTGGAATAAAGCTAGGAATAAGTAGTAGAGGATTAGGAAGTGTTAATCAAATAGATGAAGCTACAGTACAGGTTGGAAATGATTTTGAACTTATATGCTGGGACTTTGTATCTAACCCTTCAACACATGGAGCCTTTATGAAGCCAACATCAATAACAGAATCAGTAAATAAAGCTCTAGTTAGTGAATGGGAATCATGTGATAAGTATTGCAAGGTTAACTCTATAATTAGAGAAATATTAGGAGATATGGAGATTAAATAATGGCATTAAGTACAGACGGAACAGGAAAAAACTACACAGACTTTAAGAGATTGGGTCATCCTGGTAAATTTAGAGGCGTTGTTGCATGCGCAAAAGATACAACAACAAACTTCACAGGTTCTAATTATGGTGGAGCTGCAGTATTTATTAAGAATACGGCAGGTAGAGCAGCAGGAACTACAATAACATTTTCAGATGGCTCTTCTATAACTGCAGACATACTATTTACTGGAGGAGATCTAGGAGCTGCTGGATTGATTGAAGCAAGTGTTAGTAAAGTAGTTGTAGCAAATACAACTAATGCTGATGTGTATGTTTTAATGAGAAATATGAACTTCCCAGGTTAAGGAGAATAAAAATGAAACTTAGAAAAATATTAGAAGAATCTAAATTAGCTCCAGAACAAAAGAAAACGTTCTTAGAGGCTATGTTAAAATTTAATGAATATGGTAAACACATATACAGAGAATCAGAACTTAAGTCTATTATAGAAAATATGGAAACTTTAATGTCTGGTGCAAGCAACTTTATTATTGATGAATCAGACGATTGGTTTGATTCTGTAACTATAAAGAGAGACTCTAAAGATATAAACAATACTGCGAAAGCTTTTACAAAAACAGCTAGAGAAATGGTTGGAATGCAGCATAGATTAGAATCTTTATATGAAGACTTAGGAAATAAACTTGGTAGATATTATGACTTAGGTGAAGCTATGGATCCAGTTGGTAAAGAAGATGGTGATATAGATAATGATGGTGATAAAGACGCAACTGATAAGTATCTAATGAACAGAAGAAAAGCAATTAGTAAGGCTATAAAAAATGAAAGACATGTGTATGGCCATGATGATGAAGATAGTGAGTTAGAAGAAGCTGCACCTAGAATAAAAACTACTAGAGTTGATAGAGAACTTGACCAAGCTATGCAATCTATAATTAGAGCCCAAAATATGATGGCTCTTGATATGCCTGGACCTTACAGGAGAGTTGAAAAGGCCTTTAAGCAAATAAAAAAGCAATTCTTGAAGTTTAAGGGATTGGTTGGTATAGCAAGATAATTATATTAAAAATAATTGAAAAAAAGTTGGCATATATTTTTATATGTCAATTTTTTTGTTTATATTATAGATAATTAAACGTTTAACTAAAAAAAGAAAGAATGCAAGAAAAGTACAAAAAAGACTTCAAAAAAAGACCTTTCAAGAAAAGGCACACAAGAGCAGATTTTTATTTAGAAGGATGTCCTGAAGGTGTTAAGGTGCCAGATGGAGAATCAGGAACTTTAGAAAGAGCAATGAAATATCTAAAGAGACAACTTAAAGATTCAGAAAAATTATTTCTATATAAAAATAAAAGATATTATGAAAAACCTTCCCATACCAAGAGAGTAAAAATGCAGAGAGCTAGAGCAATGCAGAAAAGAGCTGACAAAATACAAGAAAGAATGTATGGAAAGAATCAATGTTGGTTTGTCCTAACAGATAAAGGAGCAAAATAATAACATTTTAACATATTTTTAACTAGAGGGCTAATATTTTTAGCTCTCTTTTTATTTTTGAATATATTTAGATATATTTATATTCGAATACGTCATCCTTCTATATGACGTTAATTGAAAATAACCCACCTATTAAGATTCTCAATAATCTTATTTCCAAATTAAAAATTAGGAGAAAACGCAATGGCAAGTAGCAACCTACTTAAAGAAGCTATCGCTGATGCTAAAGCTGTTAGAGAAACGGCAATCGCAAACGCAAAGCTAGCCCTTGAAGAAGCATTCACTCCAAGACTTCAGTCTATGTTATCTAACAAAATCGAAGAAGAGTTAGATGAGCAGTCTGATACTTCAGGAATCGGAGCTGGTGACAATAAACTTAACCAAGCATCTGGTGATGACACTGAAAAAAATGCTGAAACTGAGAAAGAAACTGCAGACTACGGTTCAGAAGATGAAAACGTAAAAGTAGTTGACAAACTTATGGAAGCAGATGAAGATGAAAAATCTGAAGAGGACGAGAAAGACGAAATGATGAAAGAAGCTGATATGGATATGGACAAGGATGACGACGGAGACGTTACAATAAACATCGATGCAGATGGTGACGAAGACGACGACGATATGGACATGGAATTAGAAGCTATCATCAAGGAACTTGAAGAAGAGGATGAAGAAAAAGAAGGCGAGCATGATGAGATGAAAGAAATGGAAGACGAAAAGAAAGAAATGGAAGACGAAAAAGATGAAATGATGAAAGAAATGGAAAAGTCTGAAATGGAAAAAGAAAAGTCTGAAATGGAAGATGAGAAAGATGAAATGATGAAGGAAGAAGAAGAACTTAACATTGAATCTATCTTAGCAGCGTTGAAAGAAGAAGATGAAGAAAATGAAGGTGAGCATGATGAAAAAGATGAGATGTATAAAGAGCAACTTGAAGAAGCTTATGATACAATCAGATCTTTGAAAGCTACCCTAAATGAAGTTAATCTTCTTAATGCGAAACTGTTGTTCTCAAACAAATTATTCAAGTCTCAAAACTTGACTGAGTCTCAGAAAATGAGAGTTATTGAAACTTTCGACAGAGCTCATTCATTAAGAGAAGTGAAGCTTGTTTACACAACTTTAGCTGAAAGCCTTAAAACTCCAGTTTCTAAAACTAAAAAGTTAAGAACTGAAGGTTTAGCTTCAAAAGCACAAACAACAACTAAGCCAAAACAAGTTATCAGTGAAGGTAACGAAATGGCTAGTAGAATGAAAAAATTGGCAGGATTATTGTAATCCGCCTTAACAAAAATTAGAGGAGAATTCTAAAATGGAAAGTATTAACAACCTATTAACAGATGCAGGTGCAGCTCATAGAAAGCAACTTGACGAAGCAAGAGCACTTACATCAAAATGGGAAAATACTGGTTTATTAGAAGGTATCGGAAATGAGTACGAAAAGTCAGGAATGGCTGTTCTTTTAGAGAATCAAGCTCGTCAGTTAATTGATGAAAATTCAAAAACTGGTGGCGCTAGTTCTGAAGAATGGTCTGGTGTGGCTCTTCCACTTGTTAGAAGAATTTTTGGTGAAATCGCTGCAAAAGATTTTGTATCTGTTCAACCAATGAACCTTCCTTCTGGACTTGTATTTTTCTTAGACTTTAAATATGGAACTGATGAATCTCGTACAGGCTTTGCCTCAGGCACAGATATTATGGGTAATACATCAGCTTCAGGCGAATCTGCTGGCGGTCTTTATGGCGGTGGTAAATTCGGATATTCAATGAACGCAGTAGCAGACTCTATCGTAGCATACGGTTCAGCTTCAGCAACTTGGGCAGACGTAGACTATGATTCAGATCTTTCGTCTTCTATCGTTGCAGGAACTGTATTCGTAGTTTCTGTATCTTTTGCTGAAATGACTAATCCTGACCAAGACGGTGTACAAGCATTCCGTTTCTTATCTGGATCTTCAATCGTTACTGAAGCTATGAACCAACCTGCTTATGCTAAAGTTGGTGGAACATATGCTGATGGTGGTGAAGGAGTTAAATTCATCGTTTCAACTGGTGCGACTGATACATTTAGAGGCGGTGGTGTAGCTTCTTTTGCAACTGGTACTGGTGGTGCATTAGAGTACTACAAGCAACCAACTGCATCTACAAGAGGTGATTTT